ACGCGAAGTAAGCACACCATATGCAACAACTCCAACTCCGCCTGCAACATGAAAGCCCACCAATTTAGTGTGGACCAATTTGTTGGAGACAGAGAGAAGAGATCCACATAATCCACGCCCAGTAGCAAGATCATATTCAATATGATGACCTATTTCCACTGGTGGGCAAGTACATCTTTCAACTCCCGAAGGGCAAGTTCCATCTTTGTGTAACAAATATGAAACAACCCGCTTCGAAACAGAAAAATCACTCGGATGTTTCTCCTCAACAATCGTCTTTCCTCGCACCTGCCGAAAACCAGAGAAAATTAAACTTCCCTCATTTAAGAAACTAAGGTTATCATTATCTATAAATTTTGACAAAATACGGGGTCTACTCGGAACTATACAGGGAAAAGTTATAAGGGCCAAATCCATAATACGACCATCGATCTGGTGCATTTGACTAATGTGACAATCTTGGTAGGGAACACTAACAGTGGGTGTATCATTATACGGATTGTAAATCATAATTGTTACATACTTATTGATACCATCAATGACAGTATGAGCAGTCGTAAGCATGGTGCGTCCTGTTAAGAAGACACCATTGCTACGACTAGCCATACCATCAGCATCAACAGCTTGAATCCAAACAGCATTATTCAATAATACCTGAGTACTCTGCTCAACCTGCACTTGATCTCTTTCAGCATACGTAGTACAACCAATATTAATTTCGGTCCGAGCCTTGATAACACGCCCAGATTCAGCATATGAAACATGTTTTGATTTCAAAGGCTGAGAATCATACAATTTACCTTCAGCATAATTTACATGTTTTGATTTTAAAGGTTGATTTTCATATGTTTTCTCTGCATAATTTACATGACGGGGCTTAATAGGTTGAGATTCATACAATTTCTCTGCACATGCTTCATAGTTACTTTGTTCACGGATAAGCCGGAAGGTATTCTCAAAAAGACTTTCAGTACTCTGCCCAATGGTTTCGACAATTTCTTTACGAATTTGGGGGACTTGGACACGGTCGATAAAGTGGGAGGCCATATTTCCGGTTTTGGGGAAATTAAAGACATCGCACCACTGACACGCTTTGCACGGAGCAGAAGCACAAGAAGGCGAATGAGCAAACTCACACCAGCTAGAGGAGCCGGCACGAAACATTCCAGTGTACCATACGCCCAGAAGAGCAACAAAAGCTGCTCCCATTCCAATTAGAATGCTGGGAGTAGGTACACTAGGAAAATAGTTGTAAGTCTTAGATGTTAAATTTTTGACAAATGACAAAATAAAAGACGCAACCGAAACCAAAGAGCTCTTGGTTGTATCAACACCATTAGCCATCACTGCAACAAATGCAGTTAGCTTCTCTCTTGCCTCTTCAACATGTTTATTAAATTTATTCCTGAGAGCAGTTCTTGTATCTTTACACATATCGAAAAGAGTCCATGGTGTCTCCGGTGCATCGGCAAAAACACCCGCATTTTCATCTTCCACCAACGCATCAATAAATTCTTCACGATTAAAAACAATATCAAACTTGGCCATAACTTCGCTTTCGGTGTCATGTGGCATTTCTTCTGAAATGCCAGCTTCTCTCCTAATAGCCTGTTGCAAATCTTTAGCGGTAGAAGAACGCGATTCGATTAAATCTTTGTATTCGTTCCAAAATTCTTCGAAAGTTAAATTTTCCTTCACGACAGTGACGTTGGTAGGTGTTTTCACGTCGAAAACATAAACATCAATACGATAATGCTCAATACACAAAGGGTCCCAAATGCGATTGCTCTTTTCTACAAACGCTCTAGCCTTATCAGCATCGAATTGGTAATATTTATCCGTACCCGATCCAACTAATTTTCCATAATCACTTGATATTTTAACTTCAGCATACATATGGAAACGACGGAAAATTGCACCGGCATCCACCTTGGATACCACCTTAGGTGTTCTCTGATTGGAAGATGCAATGATAAATTTAGAATCAAAATAAGTACTTGCCTTCTCTGACATTGTAGCCATATGCAAAGGGTATGGAACGTTATTCACCATATTAACCAATTCATCATATTCCAGGTTTGGTTTTTGTATAGAATCTATGGCATTAGCAAAATCATCAAGAAGGACAATAGGTTGGTGTGTATATCCC